CGTGTACGCAAAAGATTTAAAACTACATAAAGGCACTGACAATGTATTAACGTTTAGATTCGTTAATCAAGACCAGAAGCCAGTATCGCTAACAGATACAACAGTTACATTTAGATTAATTAATCGTGAAGGCGAAGCGTTAATACTATCAAAAGATTTAGAAATGATTGATGCTGTTAAAGGTAAAGCAAAAGTTACTGTAACAGAAGCAGAACTAGATGATGTATCAGCACAGAAAGCACATTACAGTCTAGAACGCAAACAATCATCAAGCTCAGTATACAATCCTGGATTTGTAGATGACAATGCCGGTGCCCGTGGCGTTGTTGAAATCCTAGATTCAGTTATGCCACTTCACACAGCAAGCCGTGCAGTTACTATTCCTGATCATGGTAATGCGACAACATATAATTCATCAACTTGGACAGGTAATGATCAAGGTCTACAAACTCTACAATACACTCCAAGTTCATTTACAGGTAACATACAAGTAGAAGGTGCTGTTGACGATTCAGGTCAATGGTATGACGTTGGTTCTACAGTAACATTATCTGCATCATCAACTACAGGCTACATAAATATCAATGGATTTCATCCTTACTTAAGATTAAACATTGAAGAAACATCTGGTAATATAACAGACGTAAAAATTAGATAGTTGAACATTAAACGATTAGCCGTATTTGGAGACAGTTGGGTCTACGGTGATGAACTAATAGATCCTGAGCTCAGACCTCAAATAGGTGATGAATGCTGTCATCACACTAATACTCCTTACAGACTTAAAAAATCATTTAGTGGTCTTATTGCTGACCATTTTAACATAGACTACGAAAACTATGGACACCCAGGTGCTAGTCTACAAAGCACAATGTGGACTTTTCTTTGGTGGCTACGTCAAGATATTAGACACGAGGATTACTTAGTACTAGTTGGGTTGACAGCCGCCGATAGGCAAAGTTGGTATAATCCAGAACATCAACAAATGGGAGATGACCCAGACTGGAACAAGTACATACACTCTACTTGGGTAAACTTTGGCAGTTCTGTTATACCTCAAGAATGGCAAAAGTTTGGGAAAGATTATCTTACATTAAGTCATTCAGATGAACTCAGTGAACTTAATTACGAACAGGCTGTATATTTCTTTGATGGTATATCTAAAAGTCGCAATCTTAAACTAGGACAGTTTAATTTATTTCAACAACCAAAAGTATTATCAGCAGACACACTATGGTGGCCAGATCGTAACTTTAGAGATGATCTTGCTATAAGACCAGACAGAAAAGAAATACATGCTCCTATGGATCACCCAAATGAACTTGGGCATGAAATCGTATCAAAACAGTTGTTATCCAAAATAAATGATGTTATACTAACTTAATGTTAGATATTACGACTGTTATTCCTGCAAAACACAAACGTACTGCCAGTGGTTGGGTATCGTTTAATGCTGTCTGCTGTGAGCATAATGGCGAAAACAAAGATAAACGTCAACGTGGCGGTGTTAAACAAAATGGTGATGACTGGAGTTATCACTGTTTTAACTGTGGCTTCAAAGCAAGTTTTAAACTAGGACGTACCTTAAGTTATAAAGCACGTAAACTATTATCGTGGATGGGCTTAGATCAAAATACTATTTCAGGTATAAACTTAGAAAGTCTTAAACACAAAGACATAGCACAACTAGTAGAACAACAGCGTGAAGTAGAAGTTAAAGTAACATTTGATCACAAAGACTTACCTGAAGAACTACGCTTATTAGAAACAGGTGATGCTGAGTTTATAGAATACTTACGCAACAGAGGTATAGATTGGGAAGACTATCCTTATATGATATCGCCAGATATTGATGGACGTAACGCAAAACGTATTGTAGTTCCTTACACTTATGAGGGTGATGTAGTAGGTTGGTCAGCACGTTACTTAGATGATCGTACTCCCAAGTATATTAATGAACAGCAATCAGGATATGTGTTTGGTGTTGATCTACAACAAGAACATTGGACACAGTTAATTGTAGTAGAAGGTTTGTTTGATGCATTAAGCATAAATGGTGTAGCAGTTCTACATAATACAGTCAGTGACAAACAAGCACAGATAATCAAACAACAGCATAAACAAATAACAGTGGTACCTGATCAGGATGAAGCAGGACTAAAATTAATTGATCGTGCTGTAGAACTAGGATGGGCAGTTAGTATTCCAGACTGGCCAGAGCATGTCAAAGATGTTAATGATGCTGTAAAACATTATGGCAGATTAGGTACATTGATAACTATTATGAACAGTCGTGAAACCAGTAAGATTAAAATTGAATTGGCAAAACGTCGACTTGTAAAAAAGGTGAAATAGATATATAATAAACTATGGCTACAGAATACACATTAGAAATGCAAAAACTGTTCTTGGAGATGATGCTTCAAGATGCACAGAGTTATATTCGTGTGCAGAATATCTACAATCCAGAAAACTTTGATCGCAGTTTACAAGAAGCGGCTAAGTTTATCAAAGAACATGTAGAAAAGCACAAAGCCATACCTACACTTGAACAAGTACAAGCAGTAACTAAAACAAAACTAACACACGTTCCGGACTTAACTGATGAACATTATAGTTGGTTTATGGAAGAGTTTGAAGGCTTTACTAAACGCCAAGAACTAGAACGTGCTATTCTAAAGTCAGCAGACATGTTAGAAAAAGGCAACTACAATCCTGTAGAAAAATTAATCAAAGACGCAGTACAAATATCACTGACAAAGGATATGGGTACAGATTACTTTGAAGATCCTAAAGGTAGACTTGAACTATTAAAAAGTAAAAACGGACAGGTATCAACAGGTTGGCCTGCTATGGATAGACCATTGTATGGTGGATTCAACAGAGGTGAGCTACAGATATTTGCTGGTGGTTCAGGCTCGGGTAAAAGTTTGTTTATGCAGAACTTGGCAGTTAACTGGAGTCAGCAAGGACTTAACGGTGTTTACATTACACTAGAACTTAGTGAAGGACTTTGTGCTATGCGTATTGATAGTATGATGACTAATACAAGTTCAAAAGAAATCTTTAAGAAACTTGAAGATGTTGAAATGAAAGTTAAACTAGTTGGCAAGAAGTCAGGTAAGTTACGCATCAAGTATATGCCAGCACAGTCAAATGTTAATGACATTAGAGCATACTTAAAAGAACTAGAAGTACAGACAGGTATTAAAGTAGACTTCCTTTGTGTTGACTACTTAGATTTGATTATGCCTGTGAGTGCTAAAGTAAGCCCAAATGATTTGTTTGTTAAAGACAAGTATGTGTCTGAGGAACTAAGAAACTTAGCAAAAGAACTAGACATTATATTTGTTACAGCATCGCAGTTAAACAGAGCGGCTGTGGAAGAAGTAGAATTTGATCACAGTCATATTGCAGGTGGTTTAAGTAAAATTAATACTGCTGATAATGTGTTTGGTATCTTTACAAGTCGTGCTATGCGTGAACGTGGTAGATATCAAGTACAGTTAATGAAGACTAGATCGTCTAGTGGTGTGGGAAGTAAGGTAGACTTAGAGTTTAACTTAGAAAGTTTAAGAATTACAGACCTAGGTGAAGAACATCAATCAGACAACGGACAACCGGCACCAAGTGAATTAATGAAGTCTATTAAAACAACTACAACTGTAGGTGAAAAACCTGTAGCAGAGCCCAAGGGCGATCAACCTAAAGTACAAGGTGAACTTCAGAGCAATAAACTCAAGCAGATGCTCAATCAAATTAAAACGCAATAATGTCTAATAAATTCTGTAGATTTCTATCCAACGGAAAATCTTTAATGTTAAAACCTGATAGTGGCCTTAATGTAAGACCTTGCTGTTGGTATAAAGGACCTGATCTAAGAACCTTTGATGTTACAGAAAAAGAAGAATGGCTTCCAGGCTGTCGAGTATGTCAGGAACAGGAATCAGCAGGGCATCATAGTTATAGACAATCTAGTTTTGAAATCATTGATAAAGATTCTTCGTATTTAGATATTGCTATAGACTATGAATGTAATGCGGCCTGTGTTATGTGAGGCCCGCATTTAAGTACAACTTGGGAAAAGTTAGTTACTAATAAAAAAGTTTTAGAAATAAAAACAAACTTGTCTTATGAAGAAGAACTTCAAGAAATATTAACCACAAACGATTTAGATAGATGTCAGCGAGTAAAGTTTAGCGGTGGCGAACCTTTCTTAACTAAAACATATCAACTTGTTTTAGATCGTATTACTAATCCAGAAAATGTTACAGTTTGGTTTACAACAAATGGTAGTGTAGAATTAGACGATGATACTTTAGAATATCTATCAAAGTTTAAAAATATATTTTACGAAGTAAGTATAGATGGCATAGATAAGCAATTTGAATATATTCGCTGGCCTTTACTATGGAGTAAAGTATCACAGAACTTAATTAATTTAAAACAACGTGCTCCTGGCAATTTAATATTTAGAGTTAGCCATACACTTAATCCATTTAATGTTTATTATTATGATCGAGTAGAACAGTGGATTAATCAAAACTTAAAAACAAACAGAGAAGGAGACCCTACAGATATTAACATACATCCTTGTTGGGGTACTTGGGGTCTAGACAGAACTCCTAAGGCATTGAGAGATGTTATAGATAATAATACTATCAGCTCTCTGTTAAACACACAAGCACAATCAGACATTACTCCACTAAAAGAATTTGTTAATAAATGGGATCCAATAAGAAAAACTAATTGGAAACAAACGTTTCCGGAAATTATTGATTACTTTGAATTAGATTAACAAAGTCAGGTAAGTAATCGTTTATACTAATACCTTTAAGCTCGTCCTGCTCTTTAATCTTTTTTAAAAACATATTAAACAATATGTCGTGCCGGTCTTGATGATCAGAAAAAAGATCTGAGTTAATTTTTTCTTTGATATTTTG